ACTTTTTGATTTGGTAACCAGAATAAGCATGTAAATCTATTCTTTTACAAGTTTTCTCCCAGTCAGGATTATCCCTTTCTGCTTGTATTTCTTGTAATATTCTGCCTACAGTATCTTTACCTGAACCTATTTTTCCTGATATTCCTATTAAATTATTCATCTAAAACCTCTTTTATCTCTAATAAATGTTTCTTACAGTGTAACTCCCCTTCAACTACAGTGTTATTACACCATAGGCATCTCTTTTTAGCGTTGAGACCTTTCTCAATACTACTTGTAAAGTCATCTTGTATTAACATTCTAAGTTTGTTAATCTCAGAAGCTATACTATTCTCTCTTTCTGTGAGGAAACTACCTGTTTCCATATAAGTACCTTTAAGCCTCCACAGAAAGTGATTCCTCTTTCTTGCTAACTCTTGTTTATCTGACATCTATTTTAATTTAGTTTTTGCCCCAAATAACTCTTCAATCCACTTATTCAATTCAGGAGAAGTTTCTTTAATCTGGTCTTTATGGTCTCTAATATCACCTTCTTTATAGTACACTACATAACCTTTATGAGTTCTTAAGTCAATACCATATTTACTGTGTTTATTAGCTAAAGGTATATTACCAGTGTAATTAAACCAGAAGTGTCTTCCATTGTTTTTAGTGGGGTAATTAAGTGTTCCTGCTAATTCTCTAACTAAATGTCCTGGAATATTATCAAAACCATCTATTGTACCATGCCGATCAACATCTATTATTACTGTCCCCTTAGAAGGGCAAACAGCTATAGAATATCCTAGAGGGGCTTCCCCCTCATAGAATATCTCATCTGGTATTAAAGACCATTTAATAATAGGTACTTTATTCTTTACTAAGAATGATTTCATTAGAAGTTATAAAGTTTCTTAGCCTCTTCTGTTTTCCAATAAGCCTCATAGTTATTAGCTTGAGCAAAATTAAATACTCTTATCAACTCTTGGGAGCCTTTTTGCCCTAATGCAGGTAAATACCTTAATAGTTGACCTGAAGAATTAATACCTAAGTGTAAAGCATATCCAGAGATTATTGTACAATTAGAGTTTAATCCACTTTCTTCTCCAGTGAAATCTAATTCATTTTCTTTTATAAATTTGTCTATTTTATCTTTCATAATTGTACCTTAAATGTTTGAATACGGATTTTCTTCTGTCCACTCTTTTAAGAAAGCATCTTTCTCTGTCTCTTCTAATCCTAATTCTAAGAATTGATCTTTAGCCCCTATTCTAGACCAAGTAATTTTACTGTTCTCCAGTTTATTTCCTCCTTGTCCAGGGGCAGGGGATAAGGCTTTTAGTAAATCATCTATTGTTACACTCATATTAGATTTCTTTTATTTTTTCTTTTAAAACTTCTCTTTGTTCTGGGCTTATTTCATGTGTTTTTAACCAAAGTTCACACAACTTCTTAATAACTTTTGTATTTTTTTTCTTTAGTTCAAGTTTTTCAGAATAATTACTTGAGCTGAATATATCATCCTGCTTTTGAATTATACTTATTAGATCAATATACTTGTGTACAACAGCATCAGTATTATAACCTCTTTTGTGGTACTTAAAACACCTCTCTAGTTGCCTTAATATTCTTGATATCTCCCATACTTCATTACTGTAGTAAGAAGTGTTCCAGGTGTTCCATGACACTGTTTTACAGTCTTCTTCAATACCAGATAGGTCCAACATTTGTTTTGTTTCAATATCATACCCTTTAGCTATGATATTCATATCAAAAGTAGAAAGAACAGAGAATATATCAGTACTCTTTTTCTTTAGTATTATGTTTACTGGGATACAAGTATTGTAAGTAAACTTAATAGTCACTAGTCCAAATTTGTAAAAGTTGTCTTGGTTCTTATTTATGTACTGCTCAAATTTCCATTTTTCAATTGGATCAATAATTTGAAATAAATTATTATGGTACATGGCAAATAAGATTTTAGTAAATGATTTCTCATCATACGCAAATAAATCAACATCTTGATTTTCACCTTCAAAATATCCTATTAGACTACTACCTGTAATACAACCTTTAATAGGTTGTTCTTTTATCCAGGCTATCGCCTTTTCAATATTTTCTTTCATAATTTTTCATTAAAAAGCCATGCACTGAATTAACTGTGCATGGCTTTTGTTCAACTTCTATTTTTAACTACAGTAAATCAATAGTTTCTTTTACTGCTTCTGTAACTTCTTCCATAGTGTAAATTTTATTCAATTTAACAATATCTTCATCGAAGTACAAACCAAACTCTTCACATTCATCTATAATAGATAATTCAGATAAGAAGTCATTAATTCTATTAGTTTTTACTGACTCTTTACCAAAAGACATGAAAGCTAAAGCTTCATTTTTAAGTTTGTCATTAATTTTTGAGGAAGGTTTTTCAGGTCCAGATACAAACTTTTTACTGTTTGAGGTCTCTAGTGCTTTAGCTACTTCCATTCTAAGTTCAGCTATACTATCTGGAGTCTCAACATTAAACTTTTTACCTTTAGCTAACTTAGCAAAAGTAACTATATACTCTGCCTTCTTTTGAGCTATAATAAATTCTTTATTATTTACAGGTTTTTCATCACTTCCTACTGTTAAATAACCACCATTAACTAATTTTAAGTCTGTTGCTTTTACAAATGTTTTCATAACTTTTCTTTTTTTATTATTTTATAAAACTCAATTATTCGTACTCCTATTATTATCTTAGGTACTTCACCCAATCATCTATTCTTTCTGTTTCAAGGGGACTGAACCAATCTGCATAAGCAGCTGTATTTTTTACCCCTTTTGTATGGAAAGATATCAACTTATCTATTTTCCAATTACACAATTCTCTACCGTCTTTAATACTTATTGTCCTCTCTCCCTTCTTCCCCCAGGAGGAGCATGGGCTATCATTATCTCCAAAGACAATAGCAGTCTTATATTCTCTAGAGTCCTTTGATACAAGCTCCTTGAAATAAACTTGATCATTGTTCTCCCCATTTGTTTCATAAATAGAATTAACATCTAAAGTATGAAGTTCCTCATAGTTGTATAAAGTTGATATTGACCCTGTAATAATCAAATCAGAGTAGAAAGTCTCAGCTAAAGACTTTGCTAGTGTTAAACAAGTACTTGATACTGCCCTAGGTATACTACCTGAAATATCAATTATTATTAGGTTTTTACCAGGGGAGACCATATCCACTCCTCCGTACATTCCATCTAATTTTTTATTATACATATTTGGGTTAAACACTGCAAAATTATGTACGTTAGTACTAACAGCATCTTCAATTTTTTCCAGCCATACAGGAAACACATTTAAGTCTTTAAGTTTATCCATATTAACGTAAGCTGAACAATCTTTTGTGAAAGCCTCAAACATCCCCCTAGAGTCTTTAATAGATACAAGTTCAATCTCATGATCCCCATTAAAGCTTTCCTCTGATGAGTACTCCATGAAAATAGATTCTCCATAACCTAAATATAATAAATCATCATACCCATGCTCACTAAGTATCTTTTTGAAGTTGAATGGGTACCCAGATTTTAAAGCTGCTTTATACAACACTTCATATTCTAGTAGCTTCACCACTTTATCTTTGGTAGTTGAATCTCCATATATAAAAGGTACTCCAATTGGAATATCTTTTATATCTTTCCTGTCTTGTATAAAATAAACATCAGGGAGTGTTATCTTTTTACTTTGTAGTATTTCCATTAGTATTTAGTTTTAATAGTGATAGATAAGGTACCAGTTCATTAGGTTCCATAGTTGTCCCTTCTTCTAAGGTAACAGGCTCAGGTAAGATGTTCATAACTAATTTACTTAGTTCAATTTCTACACTTGCTTTATAAGGGGATGGCACATCATGTATAGCTAAATTTACAGCTTTCACAACACTTCTTGGTGTATGATAATTATTATCCCCTTTAAAATCCTCTACTTGTATTAATAGAGAAAGTCCTGCACATATCTCTGGTGGCATGTTGAACTTAACTCTCATATATTCTTTCCACATACTAGCTTGATATGTTACTCTGTACCATACAAACCTTTCTTTAATTTGAGGGGTAATTGGTACCATACCTTGAGGGTTAGCTGCTGCTACAATCATTATGTCTGGCAACTTCTTCCCAGAAATCATAACTCTTTGTTCTATTAATGTTAAGCAAGCATTTAGGACTGATGGGTTACCATTTAGTATTTCATCAAAGAATAGAATATCTCCATCTTTCATATTTAACATTCCATCAAAATCCCAAATAGCCATCTTCTTAGCGTCCCTATCTGGCATAGCCATGCCTGAAATTTCAAATGGATTTCTTTGAGATGTTATAAATTCTACTATATTTACTCCTTTCTCTTTTGCAAATTCTTCAATTATAACAGTTTTTCCTAATCCTGGATTACCAATAAATAAAGGTACTATACTTTTTCTTAATTCTGGGACATTGTATACTTTTTCAAGTATCTCTTTCATTTTATTCATAGCTCAAATTTTAATGTTATTTTACCTATTTTCATTTTATAGTTTAAATCCCCTGCTTTAACTGTGTTGTCAAAGTCAATCATTTGTGTCTTAATCTCATTAAATACTTTCAGATCATCTTTAAATAACTCCTCAAAAGTATTACCCCTTATTATATGCCCACTATCCTTAGTCATTAATATAGAATAGATGTAGTGAGCTCCAATATTCCAAGGGAACTTTAAAGTTTTATTGAACTCTTTTAGCTCTTCATATTTTGTCATTTCATTCTGTTTAAGGCTCTACCACCTTTGAAATTCTTTCTTGATTTGTCTTTACCTCTCCAACTATTCTTGTTATACCTAAGTCTTAAGTCCGCTCTATAAACTTTCTTAGGAGCTTCTATAAATGGTTGATCTTCTAAATAACCTGATTCTATTTTAAAATTGTTAGTTTTATTAGTAATCTTTAACCCTCTCTCAGGGATAGTATCTCCTGTTAAAGTCACAATTTGTGTTGAAACTTCCTTCTTTAAAAGACGTTCTGTACAGATTCTACCTGTACCTGTACCTATACTACTACAACCTATAATTATCAATCTCATCATAATTTTACATCTAAATAATACATTTCTTTTTTAGCTCTTGTTCTAGCAACGTACTTCAAATTTTGTTCTTGTTCTAGTTGTTGCTTAGACTTAGCAAATTTAGAAGGTATTGTTTTACTTTCATTAAGAATGTAAACTATATCAGCTTCTAACCCTTTAGATTTGTGAATAGTACATAATGTTACAGCATTTTCTTTAACTACGAATAAACTTTTTAACCTAACTATAAGATGGGAAATTTCTCCTACTTCATCTGAAAAGATCTTAATGATTTTATTAAAAATCTTAAGGTTATTTTTTAGGATGTGTAACTTCTTTCCCCCTTCTTCTGATGTATCATCTTCTAAGTCTTCAATTTGATAGCCGATTTCCTTTGAAGCCATGTACACAGTAGAGTTAGAATATGGTTTTAGGAAGTTTGTGATCCCATTTAGGATGTCTTCCCCTTTTAGTACACATGGTACATCTAAACTTATAAGTTCTAAGTATAAATCAATAAGTGGGTCTGTATTTCTACATATTACTAATGAATTCTCTTTTATATCTCTTATATCATTTACAACATCTACTAACCCTACTTCTTCTTTATTTCCTAACATTACATCATAAACTTCATTAGCAGCTCCTATCACTGCTTTTGGACACCTATAACATATATTTAAAGGGAAGCTTTTAGTGTTTACTCTTTCTTCAATATCAGATATAGATTTAGAGTAAGCTCCACTAAACCCGTAAATAGTTTGTCTTTTATCCCCACAGAATATTGTTCTTTGTACTTCTCCTTGTGATATTAACATCTCTACTATTTTGTGTTGCACTTTAGAAAGGTCTTGACACTCATCTACAAATAAATAATATGGTGAAATAGGTATTCTAAGATTTAGTCTCACAGGAAGGTATATCATATCCGTAAAGTCTATAACTAGAATCTTTTTACTATAATGTTCATCTCTAACTTCTATGAACTTCTTCCATATAAGTTCCATATCTTTACTCTTATTGCAGAATTTATCCATGTCAAGGAGTATCTTCTTCAACTCTTTAAAGTCTTCTGTTAAATATAATCTTGATACATCATGTAAATCTATTAAGGTATATGAAATAGCTTGTTGTTCTTTCCAAGTGTACTTTTTAAGAAATTTTTTATTCTTAGTCTTAAGAATTTTAATTAAGTCCCATTTTACAGAGTTTTTAGTGACTATTTTATTTCCTGATTTCTTTAAAGCTAATAATCCTAAAGAGTGAATAGTCTTAGCTAATCCTTGCTTTAGCCCATTTTCTTTTAATTTAACAGTAGTTTCTATTTGTATAGACTTATTAAATGCTAAGTATAACACCCTGTATTTACAAATACTAATTAAATACATTAGCAGGGTAGTTTTACCAGACCCTGCTATAGCATCAATTAATATATCTTCAGACTGATTTTCCCAAGCATTTATTATCTTCTTCTGTGGTACTGATCCAGCTAATTTAATCTCCTTCATTGACTACATATACAGTGGGACAATTATTGTTTAAGTACTCCTCCTTAGTCTTCAGTGGAAGGTCATACTCTACACCAGTTCTTTCGTCTTGTTTGAAGTCAGTATCAAATTCAGTGTTGAATTCCTTGTTTAATTGTACTATAAACCTTTTTTTAGCTTTATCAGTCTTAAGTAGTACATCTCTGTACTCATCAAACACAGGAGAAGAATAGAGTTCTAGTATCTCATCTCGAGTATACATTTGACTGTATCTTCCCTTTAAAAATTCCTTATAAGCTTTTTCAAACTTAGGTGGAATCTTTAGGGCTACAACATGATTTTTCTTTCCTTCTTCTTTATATATTGGATAATCTGCTATATATGCCTCATGTTCCCTTAAGAAAGTCAATGAAGTATTATAAAACACCTTATGATATAAGTCAGGCTCAAATACTATGTAAATAGCTGGTTCAAATTGTACTTCTGATAAGCAATCTTTTACAACTACTTGTACTTTCGTTGAAGTATTTATTGTTGCTACTAATTCTGGCCCCCAACCTTTTAGGGACAAGTACAAATATTTCCAAGTCTTGTTAGTTATTGGTATATTTTCTAATATATTCATTATAAGTTCATACAAATTTTATAGTTTAATGAGTTAAAGTACTTCTCACATTTTTTAATACGTTTTTTAAGGAATTCTATATCTTCTGGTATATTACTTTCAGGAATAGAAAATCTTTTTACTCTTTTTAGGTGTGGAAGGTTAGATATTTTTTCATTCATATCTAAGTACTTCTTAAAATTTACTTCGGATAACTTCTTTGCGTAAGTTTCTTGTATCTCTATTGGATCTGGCATCAACACATAAACTATTTCTGCTTTAGTTACCTTATACAACATACAATAAGCTATTAATTGCCAGTAGTACTCACTTGGAAGTTCTTTTTTACTTTTAAATGAGTTCCAATTCTCTGGACATTTAATATCAATAACTTTACTTTGACTTTGAATTATTATATCTGCTGTTCCTCCTATAAAACCTGATTTTACCCTGTCTATTTCTTTAGTATATACAAAGTTGTCTATCACGGACAGTAGAAGTATAGCTGAATCCTCACAAAGGTTTCCTTTTTTTGTTGCATTATTTCCAATCCTATTAGTGATATTAATAAATCCTTCTTTTTCAAGCCAGACTTCTTTCATATAACTCATAGCTCCTGGAGGCAAAGGATCAAGTATAAATTTATCTTTTGCCTCCTTTTGTTTTATTACTGCTTGTAATTTTGTTTTTAGTCCAGGGACTAATAAAGCAGTTTTAAGCCCTGAGGTTGTGTACTCTATTTTAACCTTCTTCTTTTCTGCTGCTGCATCTAGATCTTCTACAGCATTAGAAAATTCTATTGTATTACTTTTTAATCTTGTGCTGCATATTTTACCAGCACTACTTGCTCTTACCATTCTTGTAGTATTTAGGTGTTACATCATATTTTTTAAACAGGGCTTGGAGTTTTAAACTATTGAACCCTTTACCATAAGGAGGTAAAGTTACAGTACAAACTCTTTTTAACTTATTGTATGAAGATAGTGTAACTACCACACTCTTAGGTTTTTCATTAGGATGTATATACTTAATATCTTCATGAATCCTATTCTTCTCTAGATACTGAGCTAAGTTCTTTAGTGCCTCAGGTAAAGTTAAATGTTTCTCTAGCCCAGATCTTTTATAGGAACTAGTTACTCTCCCTTCCCAGGAATTAGCTTGGAAATGTAAGACACCTCTGCAACAACCTTTACCTGTTTCATCAGGAAGTTCTTTTTTAAGTTTATGTAAGTGATCTAAAGTAGCATTTTTAGGGTCTATCTTTATCCCTAGGATAGGACATTTACCACCTTGCTCTTTGTACCATTTATCTCTTAATGTTGAGATATCTTTTTTTGTTAATTGTACTAAAGGCATACTTTCATTATGTCAGTATAAAACTTTAGTAGCTCTAATTTCCTATCTATTGTTACATACTTTTTACAACTTTCAATATCAGATATAGTAGTGGCTGAAACTTTTTCTACTTTATTTGCCACTCCTTTTTGAGTTAGTTTAGTTTTTACTCTAAGTATTTTAAATTGTTCTCCACTAGGCATAGAATGGGATATTTTTTCTATAGTAGTAGGTGAAGCAGTAAGGTCTTCCGATTCCCAGTCACTTGTTGTAGAACCCTTGCAAACTAGAGTAGTATCTATTTGTTTTTTATGCTTTCCGTGAGCAGAGTTACCACCTAATACCTGAATTTCAAGGTTCGTTTTTTGGACGTCTAAAAAACTGGGATAATCAACGAAGTCCCCGACAGGCGGCTCCTCCATATACTCTATAACTATACTTAGTTTAGCTTTTCTTTCCTCAAGGACAGCCATTTTTTGTTCTATCTCTATTAACTCTTTTTTTATACTTTCCATACTAAATGTTAATTTTTAACCATTCTTTAAGTTCACTCTCGGATCTAATGTCTAATAAATCAGATGGATCAGATATACCTTCTGTTAACATAAATTCAGGTAAATGAATGTACTTATTTCTAATTTTTAATCTTGTTAGTTCTGAACTAACTTTAATTGCAGCTTCTATTCCTGCTCTGTCGTTATCAAAAAAGACAATAAGAATCTCAGCTATAGTACCTAATTTTATCAGTATCCAATCTTTTGGTATCATACCTTCATTCATGAACCATATAGATTTGTAACCAAGATTTTTAAGTACTCTGTAATCCTTGTAAGATTTAGCAATAATTAGTTTTTCAATTTTAATCGGTAAGAAACTGTACCCTCCTATATCATTTTGTTTGCAGTTCGTATAGAATTTATTTTTATCTTTTGGAAGGTAAATCTTTTTCCTCCCTTTTATAAATTCTGTATAAGCATAACCAATATATTTAGGTTTGACAGTGAAATCTCCTCTTCTTGTATTTTTTAATTTAAACACTTTAATAGGGAATACTTTATCTTCTATAAGTTGAGACTTAGTAATATTATACTTACTCCAATATTCTTTATCTTTAATAGAGAAAGGTCTAGGATAGAATAATATTTCAGGTGGTAAAGTGTCTACAATTAACCTTGTTACAGTTCCTTTTGGTACTTCTTTTAAGTCAGAATCATTTATGAATTTTAATACATCTCTAAAATCTGACATATTTTTATAGACTTTAACAGCTTGGTAACAATCCATGTAAGGGTGTCTACTATTACCAGGATCAAAGAACATAAGTTTTCCATTCCTTCCGTACCTAAATTCACAGCCAGCAGAAGCATCAACTCTGAATGGTGAGGTGCATATATCATACTCTTTAGGTATAAAACCAAAGACGAGAGAGAAAATTTCCCCCTCGTCTAAAGATTTTACTTGTATATCTTTTTCCCTTAGACTTTTTTCATTATCGTTGGAAATGAACATACTACACCCATTCTTCATCTGTTGCATTACCTTCTAATGAAGAGTCATTAGAAGTACTAGCAGTAAAAGGTGAAGTAGAGTTATCCTCTCCCCCCTCTTTTTGCTGTTCGTAGCAAGGTGATTCAAAGAATTTAGAATCTCTTTCAATATCATGGGTTTTGTCACTGTCATTTACATAAGTTAATGATTCAGTAGTTATGAGTTCAACAAATGTTCCTGGTCTAGCAGGTGTAATCCATTTCCCAGTTTTCATATTTCCAGGTAACTCTAAGAAAGTTATTGTAGAATCCTTTCCTATTTTATATTGCCATTGCAAGAAAACATCAACAGGTATTTCACTTGAATTAGCAGGAACTAAAGATAACATAATCCCCATCCAATCTAAAACATTTGTAGGAGGGTTCTTCAAGGCGGCAACAATTTGTTCTTGTTTAACACCTAAAGCTTTTACAATGTGTGTTACATGCCCAGTAAATTGATTCATGTCTTTAACAAACAAAGCTTCATGATCTTTAGTTGTCACAGGAACTCTAGCTTTTGCCTCATTACACCAAACTGTAGTAGGGACAAAGAATCTTCCCATTATCTTTTTACCTCCCGCTTGCACATTAATATCTAATGCTTTCCAACTGTTTGAATTGTTTATTTCAAGTTTAGTTATTCTAGCATTTTGGTTCAAACCAAACTTACCAAATCCCCCTCCACCTTTTAAAGCTTTGTTGTTATCATCACTACTTTCAGCTCCAAACATCATATTTACATCACTCATATTCTAAAATCTTTATTATTACTATTTTATAAAACTCAGGTAAATATGAAAGTATTATACTATACTTTCATTTCTTTTTTCTTCTTCTTCTTTATCTTGAGCTGCCATTATCTCAATATCTCTCTCTTTTTGTTCTTCTGAATCTTCTGGTTCCTCTCCCCATTCTGAAACCTCCTCTTGCGGCTCTGGTGATTCTTTTACTGCTTCAGTTGGTGTTTCAACTTCAGTTGCAAATCTAAAACCAGGTAACTTAACAACCTTAACTTTTTTAACTTTTCTACTTTTCAAGTCAGAATGTTGGAACATTAATTTTACATCAGCTTTAGATAGTCCTAATTCTTTTCCAATTACATCTCTATCTTTACCTTCTTCTAACATTTTCAATATCATGTTAGGTGTTACTACTACTTGTGATTCTACTGTGTTTTCCATAATTCTATTTATTTTATTTTAATTAATTTTAGTCCTCCTTCTTTAGGAGACCTTTAAATATTCCACTTCCAATGAAGAAAGTGATAATAAGGGCATTAGCTGCAAGTGTAATCCAAAAGTTATACGTAGTAACAATTGGTTGCCCGTGGTAGACTCCAGCAAGTACTAAGTCGGCTAAACAATAAGAAATTATTACTAACTGGTACACTTTAATCTTTAGTTTCATACTAATACTTTAAAATTTGATCTACAATGTGTTGGTAATCATTCTTAATTATACCTTCTAACATACCTTCATTACTTCTGGCTGTATTAGTACCACTATTTTGAGTTTCTAGTGAGAATTCAGTATCTCCTGTGCTCTCATTTTTACTAACTTTAGTATAAAGAACCATCTCTAATTTACCCTCAATTTGCATTTTATTGGATAAATTACCTAGTGTTTTGAGTCTCACTCTAGATTCAAAACCTTCTTTAAAAGTTTCTGTGTGACCTGTAATGAAAGCTATCTTTTCCTCTTCAAAAGCACCTTTCTTTTTTAGGTCTTTAATATGATTGATTATAGTATTATAGTCTTTAGGGACAACATGATACGGTGCTTTAGGGGTATCTTTTTTACCATACTCTAATTTACCACCTTTCCAAGTTGGATTCTTATTGTCTGCATTAAACCATATATTTGTTCCTGGTGTTAGCATTTTCATCCCCGTGCTTTTACCTGTCCCAGGAGGTCCTAATATAAGTACTGTTTCAAAACCTAATTCTTGAAGCCTAGTGATGAAATCAAATATTGTTATTCCATAATCAAACCATTTATCATGCCCTGGTTTCTTCTTATCAGAAGCATATTGATTTTCTTGTATAGCTGTTAATGTGTCAATACAAATAGTTCTAATTTTCTTCTTTTTTACTTTTTCTTCCATTACTTTTATTTATTTATAATAAAACTGTTATTAAGGATAATCCAGGTATTATACCTATCATTTTTATTGTTAAGACTTCAATATCAATGTTGTACTTTGATACCTCATTTATAATTTGAATAGCATTTAGAACCCATGCTATTAATATTGTTATTCCAAATAAGAACCTTATTATTTTTTCTCTTTTTGTCCTTTCTTCACCTTCTTCTATGGTTGACATACTTACTTTTTTATTATGTTTTCAAATTGTTTAATATTACCAAGCATATTTACTTGAAAGTGTTGAGGAAAGAAGCAATGTCTGGATTCCACTAGATGTATAGTTCTTAACTTAGGGTACACTAGATTATTTTTTGAATCTCTTATATCTAAATTAAAATGCTTTGTTAAATTATACTTAGGATCATTAGGGTTAAACATTGTAAACACATAGTCAGCATCCTCTGATAGATTACCTGAGTCTTTTATGTGATCTGCATTAGGATGTATTTGAGTACTCATAAACTTCTTATTCTCAGTTTCTCCTAGTGCTCTACTTAAGTGTATAATATGCATAAAAGAATAACCTGTTAAGTTTCTTATTCCTACACTATATTCAGAATATTTATCTATAACTTGTTTTAATGAGAATCCTTTTTCTGTTTTTATCTTTCTTAAGTGATCACAAACTACCAAAGTAATTTTCTTAGGGTTCTTAGGTGTGTACCCTGTTATTCTATATTGTTTTGGTGCGTACTCCTCCTTTTCTAATTTTCCATTCAATTCAGCATGTGCTAGAAGATATATGTTAATACCAGTAGGATTACTTCTTTCTTCAATAAATGTTATTAGACCACTCTTAATTTTTACACCTTTTGTTGAGTAACTTCCAAAGAGAGCTTTTAACCTTTTTTCGTAGATAGTAATTACTAACTTTTTAATTTCAGGGTCCATTAAGATTATCTCTTCTTTGTCGTCTTGAAGCCTTCCTCTTAAGTAGTCTGAATTAAGTTCTATTTCTTTTTTCCCTTTTACAAGAACACCTTCAGGCAGTACTATAGTTTTTATTTTGAAGTCATATGCCAAGAAGAAGGCACAAAAGTCAAACTCTTTAGATACTCTATCTATTTCATAAGACAAGTAAATAATTTCAATAGGAATTTTATGTTTTAGAGCATACAAGCAGGGGTGTATTACCCACCCATTGTCAACTAGCGTACTTTTGCCAACTTTTGGTCCTGCTGCACAAACATAAATCTTCCTTTGTTGTAAACCATTTATAGCTTTAGTAATTGCCATAAGCCCTGGTCCTAGTGGGATACCTTTATTTTCTCCTTTCTGTCCTTTGTTGTATTCACCTATGAAGTTCATTATTTCTCATCCCTCCAACAATCAAAGAAAGCATGTCTAGGGAAATCTTTCACAGGAATGGATCCTGTGTACTTGAAGTGCTTACCAATATACTTACTAGCATTTTCCAATAATTCTCTCTTAGCTTCATTGTCAAACCCTCTCAAGGATACTGTAAACTCTCCTACATCTTCATATTGAACAACAAAACCTTTAGCTAATCCACTAGGTTCTCTATCATCTTTTTTCTTAGATGTTACAGACCTTCCTAATTCATTAGTAGTTCTTTCTGTTCCTTCTTTAGCTTTGGTAGCTTCTTCAACTTCAAGTATAATCCCATCATACTCCTGCTTATCATCTTTAAGTTTAAGTATAGTCCCACTCTTAAGTGTACTTCTACCAAACTTGTAAGGATGATCTTTGTGAGTAAGTACTAAACCTTCCCAACCAGAAATTAAAGATTTTTCATAGTTTCTATCTAAGTCTTTAAAATCTTTGCTA